AATAGCTGCATGGCGAGAATTGTTGTTACGACAACGTATTAATGATGCAGCAAGAGCAAATTTATTAGCTTTTGCCTTAAGTTCAGACTTAGATCACTTGGCTGCTTTTTATAATGTGGCGCGCATGGAGGCAGAATCCGATCTTGCCTTTAGAAAACGCACCCAAGCTAAAATTGCTGGATGGTCCACAGCCGGTAGCCGTGATTACTATCGTTATCATGCATTATCGGCTAGCACTAGAATCTTAGATGCTAGAGCAGATTCACCACTACTTGGCCAAGTACGCATCTCTATTTTAGCAGCTGATAATCAAGGCATTGCAGATGATGCTTTGCTTCAGGTTGTAACCGACGCTTTGACAAATGATACAGTTAGGGTTTTAACCGATAGCGTTGAAGTTGTAGCGTGCGGTATTATAACTACTCCAATTATTGCAGATATTTATCTTTATCCTGAAACCAGTGCCGAGATTATTACTCAAGCTAAAACTAGATTAAACAATGCAATTGCTGAGCAAAAACGTTTGGGTTGGGATTTAACCCGCTCTTGGATTATGGGTAACTTATTTGTTGAAGGCATGCAAAAAATTGAAATTATTTCTCCTGCACAAGATATAGAGATTGCTGAAAATGAATGTGTGGCCATTGATTCGGTACAATTAACACTCAAAGATCGTAGGTGGTAACTTATGATAACCGTGTTACCACCTAACGCCTCTGAACAAGAGAAAAATTTAGAAATTGCAAGTGATTATCCGCTTGATCCAACTATTATTCGCAGTGCTAAATTTGTACCGCTTGATGAAATCATGCCCTGGCTATTATACGAATATAGCTTAGGAGAAATCTCTATTTGGTTGCCCGATCCAAAACTTGCTATTCAGCAAGGCGTTTATTTCCATCGCATTAAAGGTATACCCAAAGCGTTACGTATGGCGCTTAGCTGGGCCAATATTAATGACATTATTATTGAAGAAGAGCCACCAGGTGAACATTTTGCAGAGTTTCAAGTTGGCATTACAGATGATGTGCCGAATGATTTTTTTGTCGATAGTGTCGTTGGACTAGCAAGATTAGCAGCACCTGCGCGTTCTAGGCTAATGCGTATGTATAATCATTTGCAAGATATTCGCAGGTTTAAATTAGATCACAGCCAATGGGGGGATTTATTGTCAGATTATTCTGGGGTAAGAATTGACAACCAAGATCCAGTTTTGTCGTTTGGTCGAATTAATAATTTCAACTCAACAGCTAGTGATATTTTACTTAATAATGCTTATTTTCGTGAATATTATAATGCAGCCATTAGTGATGATTTATATCGATTAGATGTCGCAATTATCGATGAATCACCCCACCATGTTCCAAATCGTAACATGATTTTACAGCGTTTAAGTGTTTTTAAAAATTTAGATCAGTTATTTGTAGCAAAAAAACCATTGCTTACCTGGTATGGATTTATCAAAGCGCAAATAGTTTTATCAGAGCAATCTGAATTAGGCGCTATCAACAGTTGTTTACCTGCTAAAGCAGATACTGAAATAGGCAGGACAGCCCAATTGGATGAGGATTTATTGTCTCTACATCTATGGGAAATATTTGAAGAAGCAATATTAGAGCGTAAAACATTAGAGCATGGACATAACACTGAAAATATTTTTAGTTTTGAACCAGCAAGTTTAATGGTTGAACAAGAATATGGTTCCCATCTATTGCCTGAACGCTTGTGGCCTAGTTTATCTGATGCACTATTGAGCCCTTGGCAATTAGATAGCAGCAATCAAGCCGATCAATATTTTACCAGCAACTATCCTGGCACCTTACTTTGGCATGAACATCCTCATTTAAATCGTCCTTGGACAGATCAATCGCCGATTGTGAATATAACCCATAACTGATGATGCGTAACTATCTTGAGGGTATTTCATGGCAATATTAACCAGCTCGGGCCGTGCCGCCATAGCTGCAAGCATAAAAGAACAAGCTATACATCTGGCTTGGGGTTCTGGTGATCCCGCTTGGGGCAGCAATCATAGCCTACAAGCTAATTTTGTTGATGAACTTATTACCTTGCCCCATAGCCCGGTTAAAGATGTTGTGGTGCGCCAAGATGAAACTACCTTTACCTCAGGAGAAGATTATAGCGTTGATACTGTCAGCGGCACGATTACACGTCTGCCTTTAGGCGCTATTGCTACAGATGCCTTGCTTGATATCACTTATATCCAAGATACCCCGCGTGAATCCATTACCAGCACCAGCTTAATGAATCAGGTTGGTCTGCGCACCGTTGATGAGATTCTATTTTGCTCTGGTGATGAAAATGGCGAATTAATTACGCCAAGTGGTCGATTTACAGAAAGCCAATCACCTACGAATAATTTGTTCTTAAAATTCACCTTTGATTTTGAAGATGCCGCTAATCAGGTAATCCAAGAATTAGGCGTGATGGTAGGTACTGAATTTTTAACAGAGTTACCACCGGGCCAGAGATATTTTACGCCAGAACAAATCTTAACCCCAGGAATTTTATTGGTACTTGAACATACGGTGCCACTGGTACGCACTGCTGCAACACGAGAAACCTTTACCTTTGTGGTGACATTTTAAGGATGATAAACATATGACACTTAAAAATTACTATAACCGATTTGATCCAAGCAAAAATTACGACAAAAGTTTATTTTTATCGGGTCGTGGCTTGCAATCTGCAGAGCTAAATGAAATTCAGGATTATGCTTGGTACAAAATCAAAGGTATTGGTGATGCGATATTTCGTGATGGCGATGTAATCCAAGGTGCAACTTGTGTTGTCAATCCTGATACCGGCAATACTACAATTGAAGCTGGCGCAGTTTATTTACGTGGTAGCGTGCGCATTGTTAGCGCTAGCCAACTTACCATCCCAATTGATACCACAGTACGTATTGGTGTTTGGTACCAAGAAAGTACAATTACCGAATTAGAAGATCCAAATTTACGCGATCCAGCTGTTGGAACTAGAAATTATCAAGAACCAGGCGCTGCTAGAACTAAAATTTCTTTAGATTGGGATTATCAAGCAGAAGGTATCACAACACCTAGAGAAGGCGCTGAGTTCTATCCTATTTATGCTGTTGATAATGGTGTGTTAATCCAAACAGCGCCACCGCCACAGCTTGATGCTGTAAACAGCGCATTGGCTAGATATGACAGAGAATCCAATGGCTCTTATGTTGTTAATGGTTTTAAGGTTTGGTTTTTAAATAATGTAAATGGCGAACAAATTTTTGTTATAGATGATGGTAAAGCACATGTCGATGGGTATGAAATAGAATTACCCCATAGCTTGCGCTCTAAATTTAATATTGATCCAGATTTGCAAACTGTTGAATCAGAGCCCCATACATTTCAGGCTGATGAAAATGGCGAAATGATTGTGGTTTTAAATAATCAGCCATTAGCAGAAGTTAGTGATGTCGATATTACGGTTGAAAAAACAATAACCATAACCCATGGCTCATTTACTGGCGCATCTGATCCAATACCAGACGATGCTGTATTAAGCATTATTCAAGCAAAACAAGGAGCAACTGTTTATACCAATGGTGAAGATTATCGCTTGCAATTAGGTGGTGTAGATTGGTCTCTGCCAGGCGCTGAACCTGCTCCAGGTAGCACCTATGAAATTACGTACCAAGCAAGAGAACGTATTACCCCAACAGATATTACAGAAACCGGCTTTAGCATAACAGGTGCTGTAGAAGGTAGTCTTGTTCTTGTTGATTACGTTTGGAGTATGCCCCGTTATGATTTATTAACTATCGACAGAAAAGGATCTGTGCGTCGCATAAAAGGGATTGCTCATCAATGGCGACCTTCTATTCCAAGAGCGCCATCTGGCCAGTTAGCATTAGCCTATATTGAACAGACTTGGCACGCAGATACGAAGCCGTTCATTATGAATACCGCTATTCATGCTATTCCAATGAGTGATATTGAAAGGATGCGCTCAGCAATAAATGATTTGTATGATTTACTAGCGCAAGAAAAATTAAGAAATGATGCCAACGCTCAAGAACCTTCTGCTAAAAAAGGTGTATTTGTCGATCCATTTTTTGATGATGATATGCGTGATCAAGGCTTAGAGCAAACCGCTGCCATTGTTGATCAGGAATTAACATTACCAATAGATGCTGAAGTTGCCGATATTGGCAAATCTAGTAGCACTTGGATTTTGCCTTATGAATTAGAGACAATTTTAGAGCAGCCATTGCAAACCATGGATATGAAAATTAATCCATATCAGGCTTTTGAGCCAATCCCTGCTAAAACAGAAATAATTTTAAATATTGACCGCTGGACCGAAGTTGAAACCAACTGGTCAAGCCCAGTTACGCGGCGCTTTAGTATTTTTTCAAGCCCAATTACGAGACAAGTTGTTACTGGCGGAGGTTGGGTTAGCCGCACACAGTCCGTCACCACTCGTAATGTTTTGCTGCGTACCCAAGTTGATGAAAGTAATGAGTTGCTTTCTAGTAATAATAGGCAAGCTGCTTTTATGCGTACTATTTTGCAGAATTTTACAGTGCGTGGCTTTACCCCAGGCGAAACCCTAAGAATGGTTTTTGATGGCATTGATATTGAACCTGAAGCACAAGGATAAATTATGACACTTACAGCAAACGAACAAGGTGAAATATCTGGTCAATTTACAGTCCCAGAAAATGTGCCAACAGGAACAAAATTAGTTCAGTTTATCGGTGATCAAGGTAATTATGGGGAGACCACGTATACCAGCCGCGGATTAATAACGACAGAAGATAGGCGCAGAGTTACTACTGTTACTGATGTTCGGCGCAATGAAACAACAGTTGTTATTAGGCGATTTGATCCGTTGGCGCAAACATTTACTCTTTCTGAAAGTCGTCATGTAGGTGGTATTGAATTATGGTTTGGTGTCCCAGGTGAGAAACGCATTGTCGCGCAAATTAGAGAAACCAATGTAGGTTTACCTAATCAAACTGTGCTTGCCGAAGGTGATATTCAACCTAGTCAAATTAATACCAATGGCAATCCAACACGTATAACTTGGCAGCCTGTGTGGTTAGAGGCAGGTAGAGAATATGCGATTGTACTAATGACAGATGACGCTAATGCTGCGGTTAAAATAGCAGAGTTAGGGAAATATGATGCTGTGCATAGAAGATGGGTTACCTCACAAGCTTATCAAGTTGGTGTATTGCTATCCTCTAGCAATGCTTCTACCTGGACTCCACATCAAGAAAGAGATTTAACTTTTCGTTTGCTTGCTGCCAAATTTACCGAATCAAGCCGCACGATTGATTTGGGGACGCTAGCAATGGAAGATGTGTCAGATTTAATTGCCTTAGCTAATGTAGAACGTGTTGCCTCTGATACTGATGCTGAATTTTCTTTAACTGATGAAGATGGCGTGGTGCATCGTTTAGCAGATGATTTGCCTGTTGCTCTACGCTCAAGATTAACTGGAAATCTAAATTGTAAAGCGCATCTAAGAGGCTCTAATAATCGTAGCCCCGTTGTATATCCTGGGGTACAAATTATTTGTGGCAAAATCCAGGAAAGCGCAGATTACATTACCCGGGCAATTCCTGCTGAAGCAAATAGCAAAGTGACTATCACCTATGAGGCATTTTTAACAGGGACCGCTGATGTAAAAGCCTATGTTGAAGTAACAGAAAATAATTATCAATTAGTAGAGTTAACTGCTGGCAAACCAGTTGGCGAGAACTGGGTTGAACGCACTCATATTTTAGAAAATTTTAGCGGCATTCAAACCCGAGTCAAATTGGTGTTAACTGGTAATGTTTTATATCGCCCAAGAGTGCGCAATTTAAGAGTGATGATAACCTAATGCCAAATGATCAAAGCCAGAGACAATATCCACTGCCACATCCTGACAATATTGCAGTAGAAGATGTAGGCCGTATTCGGGATTCGATTGTAAAAATTGATGCGGACGTATCAATCCAGGAATCGGAACATAATCAACTGAAGGCGCAATTCGAGCGGTTGCGTCTTGAACAATATCTTGAATTATGGAGCACGCCGTGACGATAGCAAAAGAAGCAGTGAATGCCTTACATCAAAGGCTAAAAGATTTATCGGTTGATGCCAGCCCCGATGAGCTTGCCTATTTATCTAAGGCTTTAGAATCAATGGCAGGCCAAAGCACGGTGTACGACCTCGTTAACATGAGTGATGAAAAATTACAGGAATTATTAGATGCAGCAACTCAACATCTGGCTGATTTAGATACAAGCAAAACAAATGCCTTAAGTAGTTTGCAATCTGCAATAGATGGACATGTGGTAACACTTAATGATCAAAAAGATTTAAATGTCACTGACATTGATACTGCAGGTATTGCACATCAACAAGTAATGAATAATTTAGTTGCAGGGTTTTCCTCAGTTAATGATGTGCCAGAAGGCTCAACTATTTTAACCGAAGTTGCCAAGAAAAATATGATCGAGACTGGCAGTCTGCCCTTTTTATTTGGGGTGATTAATAGAAGCAATGATTATTGGGGCTATGGAGCTTATACTTCTCAATTGGGTCAATGGTACGCTAACACTAGTCATATTGATTATGCAATGCAGATGATTACAGGTGCAACTGGATATACTACGGACTATTGTGCATTTTACCGGCCACCGCAGCTTAGCTTTCTACAGGGTATTAACGGTCGATTTATTTTTAGTGAAATGTATGCAAAATATTCAGTGACTACTAATGAATATACTTATCCATATGCATTAGTTGGCACTATTTTTATTAAAAACACAACGAACGCAGATATTACCAAGACTTTCTATTTTGGTGGCTCGTCGTATTGGTCTTCAGGATATGAGGGTTTAGGCTGTTTTGTGGCAACACCTAATAGTAGCAATGATGATCCATCAACGATTACTGGTATCACATGGGCTAATGTTTACAGTTATACTAGCAGCACTTCAAATGTGGCGGGTTCTGCAAATGTAACAATTCCAGCAAACAAAACAGTTGCCATTTTATTTTATAGCTCATCCTATTACTACACTGGCAGCTACAATCATTATACCCAGTTTATGCATTGGTATATTTATAGCTTTCGCTCAAGTTTTCTTACAACTGGTCTGGAAGTTGACGTTGATCGCACCATGCGTGCATGGCAATGCCGTGGTCTGCAATACACTTATCAATTATGGAATTAAGAGGAAGCTATGCCAACATATATACGTTTTGAAGATAACAAGCAAATTGAAACCACTATCTTAAGTCGAAAGCCAGCAGGCACGGAATGGTTAAAAGCACCAACTGAATTTGATTGGCATAAATGTTATTGCTTGGATGCTGACAATAACATCCAGGAACGCACAGAGGATGATGTAAGCCAAGAATTTGTAGGTAATGCCAAAGTCAATGCTGAAACAACCATCAGCCAAACCATAGATAAATATCGCAGAGAATATGCTGGTTACTCTTTTGAAAAAAGTGAGTCTTATCGTATTCAGGCCACTGCATCTCGTAGTATTTTACAAGCTAATAAAGCAGGAAGTCCACTTAATCAAGAAGATGTAGATGTCATAAAACCACTTGCTGATTTACGCAGCATTGATGTTATAGAAATGGCAACTTTAATTATTCAAAAAGCCAGAGAAGCAAAACGTGCTTTAGCCAAACTTGAAGAATGTGAAGATAAAACAGATCAAGAATTAGCAGAATGCACAACATTAGATGCGGTTTCGCAATATTTGAATAATTTGGAATCTGCAATTGAAGCTGCATTAAATATAGGAGCATAAAATGGCTGAACAATTTTTACATGGTGTTGAAGTAATTGAAGTATCATCAGGCCCACGCACTATTCGTACCGCTAAATCTGCAGTTATTGGTGTGGTTGGTACAGCGCCAGATGCAGACATCTCATTATTCCCACTTAATACTCCAAATTATTGGTAATCGTACTGAAGCAGCAAAACTAGGATTAACAGGTACATTGCCTGAAGCCGTTAACGCCATCTTTGATCAAATAGGTGCTTTAATTGTTGTTGTGAGAGTTGAAGAAGGTGTAGATAGCGATGAGACAACAACCAACATTATTGGCGGCGTAGATAGCGATACAGGCCAATATTTAGGTTTACAAGCTTTCTTAAGTGCAGAAAGTGTTACTCATGTAACGCCGCGAGTTTTAATTGCGCCACATTTTACCCATCAGCGACCTGAAGGCAATGCTAACCCAGTAGTGACCGCAATGGTTTCGGTTGCAGAGAGATTAAGAGCTGTAATTGTAGCCGATGGTCCTAATACCACCGATCAAGATGCTATTACCTGGCGAACTGATTGGGGAAGTAGCCGTGTATTTGTAGTTGATCCTTGGGTTAAATCCTATAACGATATTGATAAAGCCATACCTGCCAGCTCTTATGTCGCTGGATTGATATCAAAAATAGATAATGAGCAAGGATTTTGGTGGTCACCATCCAATCAAATAATAAATGGGATTGTTGGTACATTCAGACCAGTTGATTTTGCTTTAGGTGATTCTAATACCCGCGCTAATTTTCTAAATGAAAATGAAGTAGCAACTATTATTCGCCAAGATGGTTATCGTCTATGGGGCAACCGCACTTGTTCTAGCGATCAGAAATGGGCTTTTTTATCAGTTAGACGTACCGCAGATTTAATCCATGATTCTTTGCTTAGAGCCCATCTCTGGGCTGTTGATCGCAATATTAATCGCACTTATTTAGATGACGTCAAAGAAAGCGTTAATGCTTATCTTGTGCATTTAAAAGCCATTGGAGCTGTCTTAGGTGGTGAGTGCTATCCCGATCCTGATCTAAATACGCCAGCTAATATTGCCCAAGGTAAAGTTTATTTCGATTTTGATTTTACGCCACCATATCCTGCTGAGCGCATCAGTTTCCGCTCGCATTTGATTAACGATTATATCAAGGAGCTTTTATAATGTTGCCAAAGATTTTAAAAAACTTCAGCGCCTTTGTTGATGGTCGTGGTTATGCTGGCCGCGTTGATGAAATTACGCTGCCTAAACTTACAATCAAAATGGAAGAGTACCGTGCTGGTGGTATGGATGTTCCTATTGATATTGATTTAGGCATGGAGAAATTAGAGGCTGAGATCACTTTTTCAGAATACGATCCAGAGCTGTTTCGTTTGTTTGGTATTATGGATAACAGTACCGTTAATTTTACTTTGCGTGGCGGCTTGCAAGGTACAGGCGATGCACAGCCTGTTGTGGTTAACTTGCGCGGTAAAATCAAAGAGCTAGATTCTGGAAGCTGGAAAGCCGGGGATAAAGCCACACTGAAATGTATGATTTCAATATTTTATTACAAGCTAACTATTGATCGACGCGAATTAATTGAAATTGACGCTGAAAATATGATTAGAAAGATTAATGGCGTCGATCAACTTTCATCTATGCGACAATCCTTAGGAGTTTAATATGGATACAATTACTTTATCTGAAAAAATCACGATTGATGGCAAAGAAATTACTGAAATAAACATCAGACGCCCTAAGGTCCGAGATAGATTAGCCGTTGAGCGTATGGGGCAAAGTGATGCTGAAAAAGAAGTGGCACTTATTTCTAATCTTGCTGATTTACCCAAAAGCGCTATTGAAGAATTGGATTTAGCTGACTATGGCAAAGTCCAAGAGGTATTGCAGGGTTTTTTGTTGCCATCAGTGTAAATGACTTAAGGCGTGCTGTGCTGTCTTTAGCCTGCTTAATTGGTGGCGGATTAGAAAACTTATTATCAATGGAGCTAGGTGAGTTAATCGAATGGTACAAAACAGCAAAAGAATTAGAGCATGAGCGCAAATCATAAATTATCGGTAGTTATTGGCGCTGCTCTTAAAAATAGTTTTACGACAGCTATTTCTAGTAGCACTAAGCAATTGGGTAAGCTTGGTAGCACCATCAAAAAATTAGAAACACAAGGTAAGTATATCCAGAGCTTGGATAAATTAAAACGCGATACCTTGAGCGCCAAGCGTGCCTGGAATGCAGCAGAGGTGGAAGTCAAACAATTAGCTGCTGCCTTAAAGGCTACCACCAAACCTAGTAAAGAATTACAAAAAGCTTTTGAGAAATCCAAGCAAAGTGCTGCTAAAGCAAAAACTGCTTATCTTAAAAACCGTAACAGCTTATCCAAGCTCAGCAATCAAATGCACAAGAGTGGTATGGATATGCGTAATTTATCCAGCCAACAATTGCGGCTTGGCCGCTCAGTTGAAAAATTAAAACATCGCTATCAATCACTTGATCGCATCATGAAAAAGCGTGATGGTGTTTTAGCTCGGCGTGCTGCACTTCGTGGACAAATGCTAGATGCTGTTGCACTTGGTGCAACTTTAGCTGCGCCATTAAAGGCCGCTATTGATTTTGAAAGCGCCATGGCCGATGTACGCAAGGTCGTTGAATTTGATACCCCAGATGGTTTGCAGAAACTTGGCGAAGAATTAAAAAATATGTCGCGCACTATCCCCATATCTGCAGCAGGTCTTGCTCAAATTGCAGCTAGCGGTGGTCAATTAGGTGTTGCAGCTGAAAACCTCGGGGCCTTTACTGATACTGTTTCTAAAATGGCAATAGCTTATGATATGTCGGCAGAAGAAGCTGGTAATGCCATGGCTAAACTTGCCAATGTGTATCAAATCCCTATTACCGAAATGAGTAAATTGGGTGATGCTATTAATCATTTATCAGATAACACCGCAGCTAAAGCCCGTGATATGGTGCCAGCTCTAAATATGATTGGTGGTACGGCTAGGCAGTTTGGATTAACCGCAGTGCAATCCAGTGCCTTGGTTTCAGCTTTTATCAGTTTGGGCAAAGCACCAACCAA